TCTATAAGTATTACCTCTTGCAAATGTAATTTTAGGATTTTCTATTCCATTAATATAAAATGCATTTGAATTTGAATTAGATGATTTTGCTTTTACTTCAACATTAAATATTTCTTTTGTGTTCGTTGGTGTTGTTGTTGATGTTGCATTAACTAAAAAGTTTTCACCATCATTAAAATCTAATTCATCTTCTAAAAGAATACCATGTACTTCTGATTCAGAATTATCTTCTAGTCTTATACCTTCGTTTACTGTGCTTGATGCTTCACCATCTGTTCTTATTACATTCTCAAATGTTGTACTTAAAAGTTGTGTATCAGAATTCCAACCCTTTACTGTACCTGTATGTGTTGTTAAAGTATTACCTGCAGCAAATGTACCTGTAACATCTTTTACTATAAAGTGAGCTTGGAATGTTGTGTCTGGTGGATTACTAGAATCTAAAGCAAAACTAGAATCTCTAATTTCTATAGCATTTGCTCTACCAATATCAGTTGTGTCTGCAAGTAGTTTTCCACCTGTACCAGATGTACTTGTAATTGTTAGTGTAGGTAATTTAGAATATCCATTACCACCATTAGTTATTTGTGCTTTCCTGAGCGATGTTGCTTCTGCAAGTGTTGCGAATGTATCTGTTTCAAGTACAAATAAATCATTGTTAGTATATTCATCTTCTAATTCTTGATTTGAATCTGTTAGTATATTATGTCCAGCATTTACATTACCTGATGATGTCATATTTAATAAAAGTTTATTTATTGAATTACCTTTTATTACATATGGTATACCTGTTGTTGGTGCATTTATAAATGTTAATGTTGCACCACTCACACTCCATACAGTATCCCCAGCTGGGTCTGTTGCATTTACTTTTACACCATCTCTATAAACACTAATAGTATCTGTACTTGCATTTAAAGTTGATAGAGTAAATACTTTAGTTGAAGAATCTGGTGTAATATCTTCTTCTAATAAATTACCATCTTCTAAAGTAATTTCGAAATTTACTAAAGATGTATTTGTACCACTCTCTAATCTAATTACATCAGTTGTAATATCTGAATCATCAAGGGTACCTGTTTCTTGAAGTATACCCCCACCGACCATACTGACTTCACCTGTGGCAGATGAGATATCTGTATCATTTGAATCTGCAGTAAATGTAATTGAATCCCCTACTTCATATAGACTACCAGCATCTTCTACTATAACATCACTTACTGACCCAGTTAAAATATCCTCTACAATGAGCTCAGACACTCCAGAGCCAAGACTTTCTACTGTTAGAGTATCATTGATACTATTTAATATTCCGTCATTATTAACAGTGGTTGTACTGATTTGTGATGATACTGTAAATGATACATCTACATCTCTTGTACTTGATACTGCTTTAATAATCTCACCATGAGTAAATGTACCGACTACATCATTTAATCTTAATTCTGTTACAGCATAATCACCTTGTGTGAATGTAGATGATGATACTACAACAGCAGTTGCACCAGATGATTGACCTGTAATCTTTTGATTGATTACTTCATCACCTGTGACATTTGCTGCAGCAGTAACTCTTAATAAAATTTTCTTTTCCCAATCACCATCAGATGTTCTCATCATATAATTGGTAGGATAAACTATTTCTGGTTCTTCACCTAATAATGCTTTAAAGAATAATTTATGACCTTGTGATGTTCCTTTGGCACTATATAAGTCTTTGATATTTTTTAATAAATTTCTTTTAGATACCCCCGTTGCTAAACTCTCTGGTATAGCATTCATGAATTGGTCTCTCATTTGGTCTAAGAAATCGTAGATAGTATTATCTACATTAGCATACTCTAGAAGTTGTTGAATGTTCTGTATAGGATTAGCACGATATTCTTTTATAGTACCTTCTGCACCAGATGTTCCACCAGTAAAGGTTTCACCTGTAATAAATTTTTGTTGAGAAGTTATGTAGATGTATTTGTTTCTAGAATCTTCTACTAATATTGTTGCAGTTGCTTTAGATGTGGAACCTGTAATCGTTTCACCATTTGTAAAGAAACCTGTTGAGCCTGTAGCATTTTCTGTGACAATTCTTTCACCATCTTCTAATAAAATAAATTCTAAAGTATTAGTTTGTTTTCTTACATACTCTACTGCACCTGTGTAGGTAATTCTACCTGCTTCAAGATATTGGTAATAGTCTTTTAAAAAGTTTACAAATTTAGGATGGTCTGCTTGAATAAAATCAGGTACTTGACCCTCAATTAAAGGACTTACTTTATTAACTAGTTTTGAATTGTTTTTTGCCATTCATCTAATACGCCGAGGTTGTAGGTGTAGAAGATGTGGTTGTTACGGATGTGGTTGTAGTTGTACCTGTTGAAGTGACGGTATAACCTTTACCAGTTGTAGCTTGTGCATCAACACTACCATTAATTGTACTATTCACTAAATCAATTTCTAGTATCTGATTTCTTACAGGTACTATATCATTTGATTTAGGTAATACTGTTATACGAATTTTAGTTGATGAAGCACCATCTACATTTGATACTGCAGATATGTTAAGTGAGTTTGTACTAATTGTTCCATTAGTATAATCTACTGTACCAGCAGATGAATCTTTATATGTTCTAACTCCTGATACATTTAAAGAATAAATTCTTAAATTACCAGAACCATCATCATCAAAAAAGTATTCTGTGTCTGTATCATTATCTAAATAAAATCCCGTTGATGCTAGAATCCCACCAGAAGTTTTATTATAGTCTGTGTGTGGATTATAGAATCCATTATTATAATTAATATTATAAGAAGATGTACCACTCACTGGTGTAAAGTATTTAGCCATAGTGACTGTGGTTGTGTTGTTTAATATTGATGTATCTGTTTCATCAATCAATCTTAACATTTTAGAATGTCTAAAGACATTATTAAATTCTTTTAAATCTGATGTATTATAATTTGTTATAGTTGTATTTACTAAACTTGCTAACTCATCTTTAGTAGATGTTGTTGAAGTTGAATCATATTGAAATGTTGTATTCAATATTATATAAGTTGTGTCTGGGTCTACAATGACTGGTGTAATTGAAGCAACTTTATATGGAGCAAATGCTGTGACCAAGTTACTCTTTTGTACTGATGTTAGATTCTCACCTGTTGTAGATTTAATTGAGATAAACACTTTACCATATTCTGGGTTAGATGATACACCTGTACTTGTATCATAACTACCATCCTCTCCACCCCATACAGATACTGCTTCAGTATTTGCAAATAATTTTTTAGTATAAGTTTTATAATCATCTACTGTCACGCATCTTCCTTGAGCTGCATAATCTAATGGAGCATTTAATTTTATAGACTGAATAGTTTCAGCTTCAGAACCACCTGTTGCATTTGAAACAGTTGTGACTGTAATACCTGTGACACTATCAATACTTGATGGTGATGTAAATGATGAAGCTCCATTTGCTTCAGTTTTATTTGTGACCACATATGTTAGTATAACAATATTACCATCTGATAAAGCTTTACTTACTATACCATCACCAAAGTAAACCTCATGTTTACCACTATCAGTTTCTTGTATATAATAAACTGTACTTGTTGCAGACTGTTGAGTTATGTCTGTTGCTTTAGTATAAGTTGTAGTTGTTGTATCTGATGATGATGTTTGTATCTTAACTGTTAAAGTAGATGTATCACTATTAGCATCATTCAATAAAAATCTTTGGTCTACATCTGATGAATCTACTGTGTATCTTGTTGTGATATAACTACCTTCATAAATTTTTGTACTATCGAATGGAACGGAAGAACCTGTATTACTTGCAGTCACATCTGCAATAGTGACAAATTGATAATCTGTATTATTTACAGAAGTTGTAAATGCAGTTCCTGCTGACATTGTCTTTGTATTTGAAGTTGTAGATAAACTTACATTGACTGTTGCATAAGGTGCTCTTACTGATGATACTTCATATCCTAAAGTCTTTGCATGAGATACTACACTTGAACGAAGTGATGCACTATCTAAAAACATTTCGTTTGCTAACATGTTAGCATTGAATCCTAGATAATGAGTATTGTATGCAAGAGTATCTAATAGAACATTCATACCAGAACCTTCGAAGTCATAGTCTTTAAATTCTGTTTGTGCTTTTAGGAATACTTTTAGATTTTCTTTTATATTATCAAAATCTAATTCTGTGACTTTTAATCTTTTATCGTTTGTTGCCATTCTATCTTAATCTCTCTAACATTACATCTAACTCTACTAATTCTGTGGGTGCATTTACTATGTAAAATTCTATTGATACATTATATTGATTCCTATCGAAATCTGGGTTTGCTCTAACTGATACCAATCTTGCTCTAGGTTCAAAATTATTAATAACATCTTCTATCTTTCTAGCTAATACAACAGCAACCATTGGTGTCATATTTTCAAATAACATATCTCTAACACCAGAAGCTATTTCTGGGTGAAATGGTTTTTCGTATACATTTAATAATACAAGATTTCTTACAGACCTTTTAATTGCAAGTATATCAGTAAGTTTATTTACATCTGAACCTACTACTTTCTTTGTAAAATCTAAATCTAAATCAGTATACTGTTTAACATTTCTAGATATATCATTCTGTGATTGTGCGTCTTTATATGCAGATTCATCTATGGCCATTAGTGTTCCCTTTGTATTTAATTATTATTTATAAGGGATAGTCTAGACAAGTGTTAATTTACTTTCAGTTTCGTTATCTTTTTTAAGTTTATCTATTGCATCTAAAGCTTCATTTGCTTTCTCTTTGAGTAAATCAGAATCTATCTCTATCTTAAACTCTGGCATTGTTTCAAGTTTTTCTTTTAATGCTTCTACTGATGGTAGACTTATATTAGATGGTAATTCAATAGATGTTCCGTCTGCAGATAATTGTAGATTGGGTATACTGTCACCTATGTCTGCAGCACCAGATTGTACTTTAGATGACATATCATCTAAATCAATTCCTTTCTCTTTTAATGCAGGACCAAAAGATTCTTTAATGTTAGCTACTTTAGTATCAAATTGTTTTTTCCCTGCTGCAGTTGTGATGTCCATATCTTTAAGTGCTGCGAATTCTGCTTGTACACTTTGATTCTGTACAGTTGGTAATTCAGGTATCATTTTAGATACACTTGATTTTAAGTCTGCAGTTAATGATTCTACATCACCCAAAATAGCTGAAGCATCATCACCATGCTTTGCAAGTAATTTATCCTTTAATGTTTTAGCATCAGTTAGTGCTTGATTTAATAAATCATTTGCTCCTTCTAAATTTGCTGTTGAAAAATCTGCCATCGTTCTCTCCTATGCAACAGGTGCGTTTGTGTTCACTTGTGTATCTCCAGCACTATCAGCACTTTGTGAATGTACATGAGTTGTGAGTTCAATAGTATTAGCAGTGACTTCTTGTGTAGTAGTAATTGTGCTTCCACTACCAGAAAGATTTATAACACTTGATGCACCTTCGAATGTCATAGTACCAACTGCTTCAGATTTAATATCTAGATTTGTTGCAGCTTTAACTGTCATGGTTGTACCAGAAGATATAGATGTACTTGCAACACTAAATGTTGTTAAATTATTTTTAGCAAGTAATCCTATATCTGTTAATGAAGTGACTGAATAACTATCTGTACTTGTGATATCATATGTACCACCAACTGTTCTTGTTTCTTTTCCACCAATAGTTATATCACAATCTTTTGCTGTACCTGTACCTGTCACTCCTATTGCACCAGACATAGCATTAGCAATATTGAATCCATGATTCCCAATTATTTCTTCTTCTAGATTTCCACCACCCGTAGCACCAATCTTAACTTGTTCGTTCTTGTGTATCTTTCTTGTGTAATCTCCACCGACTTCTAATATATAATCACCATCTATTCGTTCTCTCTTTGTACCACTACATGTTAAATTAATATCTCCTTTTACAAATACATTAGAACCTTTTGCAATCAGTTCGTAATTATCTCCAAATACTTTTACTGTCTTTGTACCATCTGCAACTATTTCTTCATAGGTACCAGACTTGTGTTGTCTTAATAATCTCTCTCCACCACTTGTATCATCTATCTCAAATAGATGACCTGATTCAGATTCGTAAACATGATTATAAGGATACTCTGCAGATGTGTATGGTGAAGCATCTACCTTTAATCCTTTAGGGTCAGGTTCACTAAAACTTCCAGCAGTTTCTGCTTTACTTGTAGTGGATACTGTTGATAGATTTGGTTTAGTTGCGGTAGGTATCTTTTCCCATTTGTTTGCTCTACGATTCTGTAAAGATAAATGAGTTTCTGATGTAAGACCTTGTGCAAGTCTTGATACATCTGATTCTTTTATTGTGTGATTCGAATGTGTTATAGTACCTGGGTACTTTCCATTTGGGTCAATGAAACCTTTATCTGGTTTCTTTCCAGCAGTTTCACCTGACTTTAATAATTTAGTTAAATCTTCTTCTACTAAATTATCTTCTGCAGCAGTTTGTGGATAACCTGGTAGGGAACCCATGATGACTGGTTGTTGTTTTTCTATATCTCTAAAGAATCCTACAA